AAGCCTGTCTTTGATGTCTTGAAGTTCATCTTCATTCATGAACCTCTGTCAGAGTCGCCTACTTATATATTTAACTAAGGCGTATCAAACAAGAAATCATCGAGTGTTACGAGTATCGCAAGGCCGGGAACTGGCATTACCATGTTGTAATACTGAGCCAAATGATTAGTTGCCTTCTCATTTAACTCCGCCTCTTTCGGCCAATTCATTAAATCCTTGGAGTAAATCATACAATGCTCCCCCGTCAACCCAACAACCTCAAACTCGCCGCCTAGTAATCTAAAGATTGTACCAGCATCATGAAGCATGTTACCAGTCAATCCTAAGATGTAATCATCACCTTCCGGTGTAAATACCCTAGCCATCAGAGTCGCCTCCTAAACAGGAGCCCTACGGGCTCGCCCTTAAGTGATTCAAGTTCGTCCCATATATCCTTGATTGCATCAACGACTACGTTCAGCCTATCGGCTTTTCTTTCCACGTAATCTAGGTCGTTCTCAAGCATCTTGATTTTTTTCTTTAATTTTTCTATCTCGTCTTTCATTTTCCTTTCCTCCTTTCTACTTTCATAGTGCCGTTTGGTTGCTTGATTAGTATCGTCATGCTACCATCTTCATACACTATCGTCATTCTTTTTATATCCTTTGTCATTCTAATATCCATGTTCATCACTCCAATGGGTGTTCTACACACTTGTCGCCTAAGCACCAGCGTAGCGTCTTTACCACGCCCTCAAGTGCTTTGTAATTCCTCATGTAGTATATTCTTTTTTTGCGTATGTCCGATGTTGCTTTGTAGTTTTCAATCATACTTAGGCGAGCCAGCATATCATTCTGTCTGCGCTCCGCCTTGTCAAGCATCTTGAATATTTCATCCTCCATACGCACACCCATAAAGTGTTCCGAGTCTTGATGGTCGTTCATCATTCGCTCACCTCTATGTACTGCCTTGTTCCACCGAACAGGTCGTTCCAATACTGCATCTCCTTGCTCCAAGATAGGCAGGTCACACATTTGTCCTTATTAGG